CTGCACAATGAGCCGTGGGATCACATGCCGTTCGCGGTCTGCTCGCCGATCCTGATGCCGCACCGTCTGGTGGGTCGCTCGGTCTACGACCTGACCGAGGACTTGCAGGTGATCAAGACGACGCTGATGCGCCAGTACCTCGACAGCGTGTACAGCAGCACGCTGCCGCGCATGATCGCGGTCGAGGGACAGGTCAATCTGGACGACCTGCTTGACGGCTCCGCAGGCGGTGTGATCCGCGCGCGTCAGCCCGGTATGGTTCAGCAGATCACCGGCGCGTCTGTCGGCGGAGAGATACGCCCGCTGATGGATTATCTCGACAGCGTGAAAGAGCAGCGCACCGGCATGTCCAAGGCGTCGCAGGGACTGTCACCCGACGCGCTGCAATCTTCGACCGCTGGCGCAGTCGCGGCGACTGTTCGCGGCGCTCAGGTGAAGCTGGAGAGTTACGCGCGCACAATGGCCGAGACCGGCGTGAAGGACTTGTTCAAGGGCATCCTGCACTTGGTGCTGAAGCACGACAACAAGCCGAGGGTGTTCCGCCTGCGTAATAACTTTGTGCCGATTAACCCGGCGGAGTGGAAGTCGCAGTTCGACACGGTCGTGCAGGTCGGGCTTGGCACCACAGACGACGAGACCAAGATCGCGTTCCTGACGCAGATCGCGGCCAAGCAGGAACAAATCCTGATGCAGCTTGGGCCGCAGAACCCGATTGTGTCGATGCCTCAGTACGTCAACACGCTGCGTTCGATTGCCGAGATCGGCGGGTTCAAGGATGCGGATCAGTTCTTTAACTCACCGCAGATGATCCAGCAGCAGATGATGATGCAGCAGCAACAGCAGCAGGCACCGCAGCCTGACCCTGAGATGGTCAAGATGCAGCAGGAAATCGAGATGGATCGCGCCAAGGCGCAGGCTGACATGCAGCTTGAGCGCGAGAAGATGCAGGCGGACATCCAGCTACAGCGCGAGAAGATGACAATGGAGATGGAACTGCGTCGCCAAGAACTACAGGCAGAGGCCGAACTTCGCGTCGCGAAGGCCGTCACCGACGCCGATATTTCAACTAACTTGCCGAGGGTTTAGAGATGGCCAGATTAGATTACACGGGTGGCAGCCGCTCTCAACAGGAGAGAACTTCAGCAGCAAGAGCCTCTGCTGGCATGTCCGCAGACGTGGGCGGCGGCTCTTTGCAAGAACAGCATATGGCGAATGTGTATGCTGACCCCGGCCCGTCTCAGGCTGAAGTTGAAGCCGCCGCCGCCGCCAGCGCCGACGCTTACCGCCAGCGCGCCGAGGCCGAGGCAGCGCGGATGGGGCTTACGCCGACCACCGCTCAGAGGCAAGCCCATATGGCGGAGATGGCCAGATTAGGAATAGTCGGCGCGGACGCCTACGCGATTGAGCAGATTAGAGGCCGGAACCCTTATGTTCCTGTTGGCACACCAGAGATGGGCTTTACTCCGGGCATGCTCGCAGAGGGTATTAGCCCCGGCGGAATGTACGCACGATATGGTGTAAACGCGCCATCGGTTATGGCGTACTCTGAGAAGCCCGGCTTCAAGCCTCTCGTTGCGAGCATATTTGGGCTGAACACTCCGCAAGAAGACTTGCGCCTTGGACTTGGCCAGCCTGTTTATTTAGATGGCAATTTGATGGGCGAACTTAGCACCAACGCATTGGGCGGCGTGGTGTACGGGGGCAACAGATTTGACCCCGGACCAGACCATCCTTACAGAGACATTATTGCGCCGGGGCCGGGATACGGCGGTTACGACAGTTCACACGAGAACCAGATAGACATTGAGGAAATGTATGCAAGGCGGGAGTTAGTCCCGCCAAAGGGAGACAAAGAGTGTCCCGACGGGTACACATTTGATGAGGATTTGCAGGCGTGCCGCCTCGACACGCGCAGCGGGACAACACCTCCTCCCGGTACGACACCGCCACCTCCCGGTACGACGCCGCCTCCTCCCGGCGCGCCCGGCGCGCAGTATGCGAGGATGGGACTTCTTGACGTGGCCCCAGAGGGCTTGATGGGCTTCCAAGAGCGCTACGGCTCAGGCTTTGGCACACCGGCAGACTTTGGTGCGGCGAACCTTGCTTTCCGACAGCAAGGTGCTATATCTCCAGAATATTATCAGACACCCCCGAAACTGACAGGGTACACATTGCTGGGATGAACGAGGGCAAGACACGGCAGCGACAGGCTCGCGCCGAAAAAGCCGCGGCACTGCTGCGAAACGAACTTTTTGTTGAGGCGTTTGAGTTCCTCGACGAGCAGTTTGTCGATGCTTGGAAGACATCCGGCATTGACGATGAGGAGGCGCGCGAGAAGCTATTCCAACTGATGCAGGCACTTAACGCAGTCAAGGGGTACTTCCAGAGCGTTGTCGAGGATGGTAAGCTGGCACAAGCGCAGCTTGACGAATTTAAGCGGTACAGCCGCGTAAACTAGGAGTTTTTTTATGTCCGACAATCCGCAAGGAACCGGCCCCATTTCTTTTAATGATGCAGTTTCTCTTCTGAACACACCCGCACCGGACACCGTGACAGAAGAGCAGGTCGAGGCACAAGAGCCTCAACAGCCTGAGACCGAGGCGTATGAGCCGGAGACGGAGAACGCAGACGCGACCGTCGAAGAGGATTACGAGGAGGACGACGAGGGCGAAGACGCCTACGAGGCGGATGACGATGACGAGTACGAAGAGGAGCCTGTCCAGACCTACACCGTGAAGGTGGACGGTCAGGAACTAGAGGTAGACCTCGACGAACTTCGGAGTGGTTACTCGCGGCAGCAGGCGTACACTAAGCGTTCGATGGAGTTAGCCGAGCAGCGCAAAGCCTTTGAGGTGGAGCAGGCTGAGACGAAACAACTTCGAGACGCTTACGCGCAGCAACTTGATCAAGTGGCTGCCCAAATCCATCAGGCAACCCATCAGGAACCTGACTGGAGAGCATTGGCCGAGACGATGACCGAACGTGACTTGTTTCTGGCGAAGACCGATTGGGACCAGCAGAAGGAATACCAGAAGCAGGTCGAGGTCGAACGTCAGCGCATCGCGGCGGAGCAATCTCGCGAGCAAGAGCAGAACCTACGCAAGCACTTAGAAGTGCAGCGTGGCGAAATGCTTAACCGCATCCCTGCGTGGCAGGATGAGGACACTCGCGACGCAGAGCGCAAGGAAGTGATTTCCTACGCTCAGAAGCGGATCGGGTTTAGTGAAGAGGAGGTTGCAAACGCATCTGATGCGCGCGCGATCGAACTTCTCTACAAGGCGTGGCGTTGGGACCAGCTTCAAGACAAAGCCCCCGCCGCCAAGAAACGCACCCGCAAAGCACCAAAGATGGCCAAGGCAGGGCGACCAAAGACCAAGCGCGAAGTTGCTACCCGTTCTCAGCGTGACGCCCGAAAGCGCTTTGAAAGCGCCGGAACGGTGGACGCTGCTGTTGAGTATCTAATGGGCCGAAAGTAGCCCGCAAAGAAAGGAAAAGGTTATGACAACCTTCGCAACCGCTTCAGCAATTGGTGAGCGCGAACAGCTCGCAGATGTGATTTACCGCATTAGATAGGGTAGGTGCGGTCTAAACCGGATGAACTGCTGGAACCCTAAGGCGCAAGCTATGGCAATCAGCATCCAAGCCCTCGGTACACCGGGGGAAGGTTCAGAGACTACCTGAGGGGTGAAGCCCCCTTAATAACAGGCTAGAGCGTCCGGCACTCCAACCCGGAGTGATGATATAGTCCACCCCCACCGAAAGGCTGGGATAGAATGCGACCCTGCTGAAACACCAATCTTCTCCAACGTGAAGAAGGAAACTTCTAACGGCATCTTCACCGAGTGGCAGGTTCAGGAACTGGCTTCAGCCAGCACCTCGAACTATCACAACGAAGGTGCAGACACGGCAACCGCTGCGGCCACGCCGACAGCGCGTGTGGGTAACTACCACCAGATTTCCAAGAAAGTCTTCGCGACTTCTGGCACTCTGGACGCGGTAGATACAGCCGGTCGTGAGCGTGAACACAACTACCAGAAGGTGCTGAAGGCACTGGAACTGCGCCGCGACATCGAAAAGATGATTGGCGACACAGACGTTGCTCGCTCTTCTTCTGAGCCACGCAAGTCGGCGTCGCTGTCTTGCTGGATGACCAACGGTTCTGTTGGTGCTGGTTCTGGTGCTTTCGCCACTGGCGACGGTACTGACGCCATCACAAACGGTGACGACCGCGCACTGACGCTCGCCCTCATTGAGGACGCGCAGCAGGACGCTTGGACCGACGGCGGTAACCCACGCATGATGGTCATGTCGGCCACTAACAAGGCGAACTTCTCGGACCTGTCCGCGACTGGTAACCTTGTCAGCAACGACGTGAACATGACTGCCGCCAAAGAGGTCTCCTATGTCGGCTCGACTTCGGTCTTTATGGGCGACTTCGGCACCGTTGAGGCGACACCGTCTCGTCAGCTTGGGAATGACCGTATCTTCCTGATCGACCCGGACTTCGTGTCACTCTGCACGCTGAACGGTCGTAACTTCCTTGAGGAAGATTTGGCCAAGACTGGCGACGCAACCGACACGCACATCCTGTGCGAGTGGGCGCTCAAGCCAACTGCTCCGAAGGCGCACGCCGCGATCTTCGATCTCAGCGGTTCCTAATCTAGCAAGGGGGCGGCTTCGGCTGCCCCCTTCTCTATGAGGGCAAAATGAAGCGATACCTATACACCGACCCGCGCACCCGCAAGGAAGTCACCCTGCAACAGAACAGCGACGGGTCTTCTGTTATTGAACAGCGGCAGGAATTTGGCGGCCTGCTCAAACTTAACAAGCAGATGTCGGGCGACTATCAGCCCGGCTCAATGATCGGCAACACGCAGCGTCACATGCAGCATGTGGCGGAAATCCCAAACGTGGTGTACAATCACTTGCTGGAAAAGTTTGGCCCGATGCGCGAAAATCCAAAGGCGTGGAAGGCTTGGCTGAACGACAGTGAAAACCGGGCATTCAGAACGGGCGGCGGACATTTATAATGGCGATTTCGACCTACACCGAATTGAAGACGGCAATAGCCAACTTCCTCGCGCGTGACGACCTGACCAGCGTCATCCCCGACTTTATCCAGCTTGCTGAGGCGACGATGTCTCGCGAACTGGAGACACGGTCTCAGGAGAAGCGCGCCACGGCAACGCTGACCAGCGGCGACGAATACATTGCGCTGCCGACAGACTTGCGCGAGGTGCGCGAGGTCAAGCTGAACACGACACCGCTGACGGTCCTGACCTATTACAGCCCGGTCGCGCTGGACAGCAACTTCTCATCCGGCGGCGTCGGCAAGCCGAAGGGCTTCAGCATTATCGGCGACGAGATGAAGATGCGCCCTGTGCCGGACGACAGCTACACCGCCGAGATTATCTATATCGGGTCGATCACGGCGCTGTCCGACAGCAACGCCACAAATAATATCTTGACCCGCTCGCCGGATGCCTACCTATACGGATCACTCGCAGAGGCGTATGCTTACCTGCTTGATGAACAGCGTGCGTCGCAGTATCTGCAACGCTTCAACCTCGCCCTTGAGCAGATCAAGGTCGATGAGCAGCGCGCGCATTACGGCACGGGTTCGCTGCAAATCAGCAGCATTTACGCCCGTCAAAACGCAGCAGTGGAGAGTTAAACAATGTCTGCAATGAGTGATTACTTAGAGAACAAAATCCTAGATCACGTTCTCGGAACAGCGGCTTACACCCACCCATCGACGGTCTACATCGGACTTTCGACTGGGTCGTTTGCTGACGACAACAGCGGCACCGAACTGACCGGCAACAACTACAGCCGCGTCTCGGCTGCGTTTGATGCGGCTTCTGGCGGCACGACCGACAACACCTCGGCGATTGAGTTCGCTGCGGCGACAGGGTCGTGGGGTTCGATCTCCCATTTCGGTATTTTCGATGCGGCGTCATCCGGTAACCTGCTTATTCACGGCGCGTTTACCACAGCGAAGACAATCGCATCGGGCGACGTTCTGAAAATCGCAGCGGGTGATCTCGACGTTACAGCAGCGTAGGTGCTGTTGTGGCGATCACGAAGCCGAACCTAGATCAGCTTACCGGATCGATTGACGCCTTTGTCGGCTCTTTCGATACGGACGCTGATCTGCTTCGTGCGGATTTCACCAAAGAGCCGACGCTTGAAGAACTGGACAGCATTGTCGGCAGCCTCGACAACGCCGACACCTTTGGCGATCTCGACAGCCTCTCGTTCGACTTCTTTTCTGTCGCGGCCAGCGTAACCGGCGCGGCGAGCGTCAGCGCGCAAATCCAGTTCAGCGTCCCGTTTGACGGCGCTGCGGCGATTGCAATCACGCAGTCCACAGACGCGCAGCGCGTCCAGCATATGTCCGGTGCCGCCAGCGTTGCGGTCACGACAGCGGGCGATGCCAAGCGCGTCCAG